CAAACACCGATTCCATGGATGACTTTTTAGAAAACGAATTGCCAGATGATTATGAAGTCATAGAACGAGATAGCAATCAATGTATAGTCGATATGGACGGAGATAAGTACGAGATAACCGTGTATGGAGATGGTGATTTTTCCCATCATGTAGCATCTATTTATAAATTAAGTTAGGAATAAAGATGAACACACAGATTTGCACGAATAAAGAACAATCAGCCCGGCTATTAGAGGCCGGGGTGAGACCGGAGACGGCGGACATGGTTTTACTATATGTTGACGATGAAAGCAATATAGCGCCATGGGAGGATATCCGTAAAGACGAAAAAGGAAAGTTTTTCTATGATGTATATGGAGAGACATACACTTTGACAGAAAGTGTACTTCTTAGAGATAGCCCTGATTACGATCATTCATATCAAGACGATTGTCCCGCTTGGTCTCTATCCAAGATGATAGACATGCTTCCTGCCACGATTTCACAACGCAACCGACCCGATTTAAGTTTGGAAATCACAAAAGATAGCGTGTATTGGTTCATCCAATACACAGAACTGGGATACGACTGCAAGCATGAGGTTATGAAAAAGAATGTCTTAGATGCTGTTGTGAATATGATTGAATGGCTTATCAAGGAAGGATACCTTGACAAGAAATACCTAACAGATAAATGCGGTGATTGCCGACTTATCGAGGATGAAGACGCAAACGGGGGCGCTTGGTGCGCTTTCCATCAAAAACCGGTAAGGTGCGATAGCAAGGCTTGTAAGGATATTTTAGAGAAAGGAGGATCAAATGCGTGAGATTAAATTCAGAGGGAAGAATCTTAATACTAAAGAGTGGGTGTATGGAGATTTATTGCAATGGAATGATGGAGAAACAGCTATTGGTGTTCATGGACAATTCATTGATGACGGTTATCATTTTAATGAAAACTATGATAAAACACCTTATGTTGATGAAACTACCGTAGGCCAGTACACAGGCCTAAAAGACAAGAACGGAAAGGAGATTTACGAGGGGGACATTATCAGCGTGAATGGCAAATATCCTAAATTGATTAGGTACATAGATGAATGGGCGAGTTATTGCTTGGCTAATCTTACAGATTTGGACTGTGATCTTAAAACTCGTTATTGGCAGCAAGTTAGTCCTTGCTGGTGGACTGATTATAAAAGAGAAATTAAAGTAATAGGTAATGTTTATGACAATCCCGAACTACTGAAAGGAGGAAATGATGATCACACGTGATGATTTACAATTAAGGATATTGTCCTGTATGTCTATGGAAGGTAGTGGAATCGTTAAGTACAGGGATGACGTTAACAAGATTTCCGCTGTTACTATCACCCCAAGAAAAGACGAGCTATCATACGGCAAGCCAAAAACGACATACTACATCGATAACGTGGAAAAGGAATTTACAGACCTCGATGAACTCATAGACTTCTATAACGAGAAATTTAGGTTTGAGGAAGAAAATCCGGATCAAGAAGTAACATTTGTAAAAGTTATAAAAAGGAGAAATAAATATGAGCAAGATTGATTTCAACGCACTCCGTGACCGTGCGTACAAATGCGCATGCGATCACGGGTTTCATGACACGGAGTTGAGCAATGGGCATCTTCTGATGCTAGTGATAACAGAGCTTTCGGAAGCCGTGGAAGCGGATAGGAAAGGGAAATATTTCAAAGGTATATCGACTTTTGAGCGTGAGTTTAACCGTTATTCCGCTTTAGTTGATGAAAACAAACGTTTTGAATGCGCATTTGAGAAATATGTCAAGGATACGGTATCTGATGAAATGGCCGATGCGGTTATCCGTTTGCTAGACCTTGCCGGATTGATAGATATCAGCCTTGAAGATATCTACGATTTCATGAAAGAGCCGGAATATAAAGACTGGGATGATGCTTTAAAAGAAATGTCTTTTACTGAGAGGATGTTCTTTTTGACATCTATCCTAACCAACGATGGAGATATAGCGGAAGTAATCAAGGCTTCTATCGTAGTTATATTTCTTAACGCAGATTTACTGTATATAGATCTCTTATGGCACATCGAGCAAAAAATGAGATACAACGAATTAAGGGAGAATAAACATGGAAAGAGATATTGATATGGGACAGACGATAGAGGAAGCGGCTAGGATAGAAAGGGAAAGAATAATACTGGAACTTCATGCCGATTATAAGATCCATGGAGATGCTAGACACTATGTAATATCTAGCACTGTCATTGGAAAATACGGTGTCAATCTATTTAAAGCCGGTGCCGAATGGCAGGCAAAGCAATTCCCGTGGATAAGCACAAAAGATAAGTTACCTGATGATGAAGATCTGGTAATAACTGGCTGCTGGTGTACTGATTATTTTAAATACTTACAACAGGGTTGGTATTGCAGAGAATGTAATGAATGGTATGATACTAATGGTGATAAAATTTGTGTTACCCATTGGATGCCTATACTCGATCTGAGGAATAGTATTAACCGAGCCTTCCCTTGAAGGCTCATAATTAAAAAAATATATGAAAGCTAGAGAATTAGAAAAAAACTCACCATCGTTAGATCAGATATATAATATTATAAAAGAAGCGAATAAACGAAACGAGTATAAAATATTTTTCCCGCATTGGGTATACTTCTCAGATGAGTGCAAACTTGAACTCATGAGACAAGGATTCAAAGTATATCAAGGAGAATGGCTACGTGGGGATTATGGATTAATAATAGAATGGTAACAAATAATAAATAAATCATGAAGAATGAATATTTCAATATGATATGCCAGAAATCTACAGAAGGGAAAATGATAATAATGGCCGTTGTTCCGGATAATCTTCTGGGTGAAGGATTGCCTTCCATTTTTGAAGTTCAAGCAGTAAAGCTGGTTCCAACAATTTACACCGGGACCTATCCTACAATCAAGGTTATCTCTGAGACAATCAAAGATAGATCGGATTTGCAAGGTGAAGGTATTAATGGTATAGTCTCCGGAGAAAATTGGTATAATGTATCAAAAGAGGATAAGAATACTTACGGAATTAACATCTAAGAAAATATGAATGATTATAA